AAACATGCAGGTCAAGGATGAGATTGGTATGGATCGCTTTAAGAGTGGATTCTTTGTTGATAACTTTGAAGCACATAGTGTAGGTAACTTAACTTCATTAGATTATACATGTGCTGTTAATAGTCAACAATCAGTATTACGTCCACAATCTAAAGAAGATTCTATTTCTCTTAAAGAAATTAATACAAGAGAAGATCAAAGATCTGTTTCAGGATATAAGAAGTCTGGTGATATTATCACTCTTCCATATTCAGAATTAGAATTACTTGGTAATGACTTTGCATCTAAGACATTAAATCCAAATCCATTTGTTGTTCTTCAATATGTTGGAGATGGAGATATATCACCTAGTGTTGATAGTTGGTATGATCAAAGTGTAGAACCTTTAATTGTAGATACAAATACTAATTTGTTTACTATCTTCATTGCTAAGGATAGTGTAAGTGAGAGTTTCTCTAGTTTACATAATTCATTTATTGTGAACTGGGTAGGTGCTTCACCATCATTTACTTCTATTAATTCATTAGGAAAAGTTAATTCACAGGAAGCTAAGTCTGCTGTTGAATTAGCATCTGTTTCTAGTTCTTCTAATGTAAGTCCTCAAAATAATGAGGTAGGTAAAGGATTACAAACTACTAAAGTTGGAGAGAAGAATATATCTACTGCACTTCAATTATTTGCTAGAAGTAGAGTTATTAAATTTATTGTTAGAAGGTTGAAACCAAATACCAATATTTCTATTTTCATGGAAGGTAGAAATGTTAATCGTTGGGTTAACCCTGACCTTAGATTTACTGGTATTGCTGGTAACTCACCATCCGCATTTAATGGAACAGTTACTACTGATGAATATGGTAATGCTAGTGGAATGATACTACTTCCTGCTGGTGCTCCTCCAAGAGAAAATGCAATATGGAGTGGAGATATTGATACGGTTGATTATGATACAACAGCAGAAGAAGTAAGAATTACTACTGGAACTAAGACTATTAGATTCACATCTAGTTCTACTGATGCTGATAAGTCAACTGTTGATACATATGCAGAGGTTAAGTACTATGCTGCTGGTGCTCTTCCAGAGAATCCTTCTGGAATTGTTTCTACTAGACCTGCATACTTCAAGGCAAATGAAGGTGTTCAATTAATTGATAGTAATACAGATAATCCAATAAGACCTAATCCTCTTGCTCAGACATTTAAGGTAGAGAATTATGAGGGTGGTGTATTTGTAACTGGACTTGATCTATATTTCAATAAGAAGAGTGATAATATTCCTGTTAAAGTTTATCTAACTAATGTCGATAGTGATAAACCAGGTAAGAATGTTATTCCTGGATCAGAAAAAACCTTAACACCTAATACATTCCTTAAGTGTTATACTAATGGTAACGTTAATGTAACTAAAGGTGAGAATGTAACTGGTGTAAGTTCTGCTGCTAGTGGTCCTATACTTAAAGTTGTTGATAAGAATGGTGTTGATTTAATTGCTTCTGCTGCTGGTACATTTTCATTAACAAATGAACAGGTATATACTATTGTTCTTGGTAATCACAATGGACGTTCTTTCTATCAGAATGAAGATTTAACTATCCCATCTGTTACATTAGCAAATGCTACTGAAGGAACTACACTTAAACTAACTATTGCCAAAGATAGTGGTAAAGTCTCTGGTCTTAGAGTAACTAATCCAGGACTTAATTATGATAGTGCTATATTAACTATTGAAAGTCCTCAACTTCCAGGTGGTTCAGTTGCAACTGCTAGTGTAGAAGTTTCTAATGGTAAAGTTTATAATACTGAAGTATCATTGAATGGTTTTGGATATACAGAACCACCTTCAGTAGTTGTTAAAGGTGTTGGTAATGGTGCAGGTGGATGTGAAATAGAAACATCTATTGAGATTGATTCTCCAGCAGTTAGAATGGGTGTATCAACTGATATAACAGGTGTTACACAATCTACTACTGCAACAAACTTTGGATTTGATTATCCTGTTTATCTACAAAATGATACCGAGTATGCTCTTCAAGTAGAGACTGATTCAGTAGATTATGAAATGTGGGCATCTCGTTTAGGGGAAACCGACATATCAACTAGTACAATTATTACAACCCAACCTTCACTAGGTTCGGTTTACCGATCACAAAATGTAGATAACTGGACTGAAGATATATTTGAAGATCTTAAGTTTACACTTCATCGTGCAGAATTTAATATTCAACGTACTGCTGAGTTACTTCTTAAGAATGATAGTTTAGGATACGAACTTCTTGAGAGTAATCCATTTGAAACTAATGCTAGTTCAGGTACAAATGCTTCTGCTAAGTTGTTTGCTAATAATAATAGTGTTATTAGAGTTAATCATAGAGATAATGGATTTGAAGATACAGGAAAATCATATGTATTCTATAGGAGTGCTAAAGAAACATCTGGTATTACAGCAAATACTTTAAATTCTACTCTATTTGAAGTTGATAATGGTGGAGTTGATACTTATACTATAAGACCATTATCACAAGCAACAGGTAATGCTATTGGTGGTGGAGATAGTGTTTATGCTACTCATAATAGAAAGTTTGAAACTCTATATCCAAGAATTGATTATTTAACTATTACAGGAACTAAATTAGAATCTTCTGTTAAAACAACTAATGTTGTACCTGTTGATTCATCTACAACAAATTATACTTCTTATTCACAAGGTGATTTTGAGAGAACATTCTTGAATGAAGCACATTACTTCACTAATCAAAAGTTTGTTGCCTCAGAAATTAATGAGACTATGAATAATATTTCTAGATCTCTAACTTATAAGATGGTTCTTTCATCTACTGTGTCTCATTTGAGTCCAGTTATTGATCTTTCTAATGCTTCTGTTATTGCAACAACTAATAGAATTGAAAATAGTCATGGTCAGGAAGATAGATTTGGAAGAAGAAATCAAATTGTTGAATTCTATCCAATCTATACATTTGCACTTGGTGGAAATGGTGGAACAGCAATTGAATCTGGACAAACAATTCAAGGTCAAACTACAAAAGCAACTGGTACTATTGCTAAGGTAGATGGCACAAGTGTTTGGGTTAGAGTTAAGACAAGTCAATTCTTCAAAAAAGGAGAGACAGTTACACTTGTTAATCAAACTTCATTAACATCAGTTACTATTGATTCTAATCCTTCTCAAGTATTAAGAGATATTGCAGATGCTTCTACTATAACTGCTAGAAATCCATCTGTTATCTTAGAGACTTATACAAATAAGATTGAAGGTAAGTCAGTTATATGGAATAAAGAAACACAAGAGTTAACTGCTAGGAATGATGTACAACCAATCAATGATGATTTCACTGGTGGTGTTAGTACAAATGTATTATTTAATAGAAATGCAGTGACAAATGATCAACTTTCTGATATTTTCCGCGTTGGTGATATTCTAACATATCCAAATCAACCAGATGATGAGGCATATTTCTTAGAGGTTGGTAAAGTATCTTATTCTAATGGTGTAGAATTTGTATCTGAAAATACATCTAAGAATAGTTCATCTATTGCTAAGTATGTAACTAAGGAAGTTGCTATTAATAATCCAGCAACTGCTGTTGATGTTCGCTTAACCGCTAATGTTAAGGACATTGCAAACTTAGAAGTCTTATATAGATTTAAGAAAGCATCTAGTCAAGAAAACTTTGAGGATATTGATTGGACATACTTTAATGTTTCTGGTGAACCAGACACGTTAGAAATTGCTACTAGTGAAAATAGTATTTCAAGTACTGTTGAGAAGCAATCTTCATATCAGGAATTGAAGTATAGTGCATCTGATCTTCCAGAATTCTCATCATTTGCTGTTAAAATTGTCATGAAATCAGTTGATCCATCATATGTTCCTAAGATTCAAGACATTAGAGCAGTAGCATCTTTCTAATCTCCGCGTATGGACTATTTGAAGGTTGAAGGACATGATGGTCTTGTAAGAGACGTAAACACAGGTGCTATCATCAATAATGATGATTCTGCAATAGAAGCACGAAGGAAGTCTAAGCATCTTAGTTCCGCATTAGAGGACATAAATATGTTGAAGAATGAACTCTTTGAGATTAAGTCCCTACTGAAAGAAATAAGACATGCCAGCAATTAGTGTAGCAAGAACCGACACCCTCGAACAACAGAGGACGAAGGTTAATGACATAGCGAGTCAACTGTTTAATGTTACTTCTGGAGGAAGTGATCTACAGGCAGGTAATATAAAACTAGGTGATGGTACTGTCTCAGAACCAAGTCTAGCTTTTACTAACGACCCAGATTTGGGAATGTACAAACAAGCTAATGGTTTGTTTGGATTTGTTAGTAATAGTAAGAAATTAGCAACATTATCTGAGTTATCAACGAAATATTATAGGGACTTCGTTGTTGAGAAAAACAGTCTGAATTCATTATACATTTCTATCCAAACTGCTGGTCAGAATTATGATGGTGGACAATATCCTAATGTAGCAACATTGGGTGGTACTGGTGACGGTGCTACTCTGTCTATGACAGTTGCGGGATTTGTTGGAACTATTACAAATAATGGTACTGGATATACTCCAGGTACATATCTAACTATTCCTGTAGGTGGTGGATCTGGTTCTGGTGCTACTATTGATTTTACCGTTGATGAAATTGGTGGTGCTTTAACTAATGGTGGTATTAACTATACAACAGGTGCTTATTCAGGTATTGATCTAACTGGTGGTACTGGTACTGGACTTCAAGCAGACATCACAGTTGGTGCATGGACTTTTACAACTACAGGTGGACAAAGTTATCCCGATGGAATTTATAAGAGTATTCCATTAACAGGAGGAAATGGAACAAATTTCCTTGCTAATATTACTGTTAGTGGTGGTAACGTTCAAGAATTTGGTGCTGCTGGAGGTAGTGAAGTTGTATCAGCAGGTGCTGGTTATGCAATAGGAGATTCACTTACTGGAACTCTTCCTCTTGCTGGTACACAGACATTTGTAGTTAAAGCTGCTAGTGGTTTATATTTCTTTGATGGTAAGACTGCTGGTGCTTTTTCACTTTTCAAAGGGAAAACATACGTATTCAATTTAAATGATACTACTGCTGCTACTCATCCATTATTCTTTGGTACAACACAGGATGATAATTCAAGTATCATAGGTACTGGTGATGGTGTAACATATACTGGTGATGGAGTTGATGTTAGTCCAACAGATTGGCTTGCTAATTATACAACTTATACAACTAGGATTGTTACTTTTGTTGTACCTGCTGCTCCTGCAACTAATAACTTATACCTTAACTGTGGGCAACATGCAGGAATGGGTGGTGCAGTTACATTAACTGATCATACTACTGGTAATGGATTTAGTACAGAGATAACAGCAGTTGGTGGAACTATTAGTGATGTTTCTGTTACTAATTCTGGTGATGGAGCATATACATCTGGTGACGTAGTTAGTGTTGCTGCATCAGATCTTCAATCTGCTGGTGACGTTGGTGCTGGTGTAGAAGGTTCTGGATTCCAATATACTCTTGGTGGTAACTTTGGTGCTATTCTTGCTATTGATGATTATTCCGATTATGGTTCAGGATATGCTCTTAATGATGTACTAACATTACCTGGTGGTACTACAAACGTTGCTACATTTGCACGAGGTGTATTAGAATTCACTGGACCAGGTACTACATTTGTTTCTACTGGTGCAATTGTCACTTATAACTTAACTGGTATTGCTGCTGGTACTGCTAACGCAACATTTAGTAATATAACTCCTACTGGAGGTGCTGGTGCAGGATTTAATTGTGATGTTAATGTTGTATATGCTGGTGGTAACGCATCATATGATTCTATTACTGTTAATAACGCTGGTACAGGATATCTTCCTTCAGACCAGTTAGTTATTGCAGGTAATTTACTTGGTGGTGCTACTCCAAACGAAGATTTAACTATTGCTGTTCAGTCAGTTCAAGCTTCAAACCCACAAATTACACTTAATGATACAACAGGTATTCTAGTTGGTGACACTGTTGATATTATTGCCAACATTAATAATACTGGTCAGTTAGCTGCTAATACAACTGTTGCATCTGTTGATAATGCTACTCAGATAACATTATCAGCTGGAGCACCAACTCCAGGTGATGCTGATATTAGTATTACTAACCAGAATCCAACTTACTTAACTGTTCCAGATTCTAGTCTCATTGGAGACGGAATGGAAGTTAGTAAGGTAAGTGGTACTGGTGCATTTGCTGCTGGTACTACCATTACTAGTATTGTTGATGCTACTACTGTAGAACTATCTGTAGCACCTGATACTGTTGGTGCTCTTGTTGCTAACTTTATTCCTTCTTATGGTAACGGACAAAATTTCAACTTTACTATTAATCAACTAGGTGTTGTTACTGAGGTTGCTGTTGCTGATGGTGGTAATGGATATACTAAGAATGACATTCTAGCAGTTAATCCTCGTGATCTTGTTCAACCAATTGAATACGTTGTTAAGAACATTGAAATTGAACAAGTAACACCAACATCCAATACAGTTCCTGATACTGCATTCTCAGTTGGAGATTTAGTAAGAGATCCTGGTGGTGGAATTATTGCTGCTAGTCTTACTACAAGTACTACTGTAGCTTCAGCAAACAATCAAAATTATCTTGGTGTTGCTTCAACATCTTCTGGAAGTGGAACTGGTGCTAAGTTTGATGTTTTTCGTGATCTTAATGGTGCTGTTCTTTCAGCAACTGTAACAACTGACAATGCAGGAATATTTTATGCAGATACAGAAGTAGTAACTATTGCTGGTGATTTAGTTGGTGGTACTGCTCCTGCTGATAATATTACATTAACAGTTAGTAGTGTATCTTCTGCTGGTACTGGTTCTGCTGTTCGTAAGATTGTAGCAGCTGGTGGATGGATAACTTATATGGTTATTGACTACTTTGGTCTTACTTCTGGTGGATATTTTGTTAATGATGCTGCTGGTACTGTTGCATATACAGCACAGAGTGTTGCAGATGACTTCAGATTTACTATTGATACTGGAAGTGGTGTTGATCAATTTGTTCCAGCATTACAATTATTTGTTGGTAATGAATATAGTTTTAATTTAAACAGTGCTACACTTGGTGGTCATACATTTGCCCTAAGTTCATTTCCTGATGGAAGATGGGATAGACAAGAAGGTCAGACAGCAACATTAGCATCAACAGCAACTCAAATTACAGTTGGTTCTACAACTGGATATAAAGCAGGATTTATTGTAGAGAAAGATCTTGCTGATGTTGGAGCAGGTACATTTGCTGCTGATACAAAGATTGTAAGTGTTGATAGTGCAACTCAATTTACTATTGACAAATTACCTACAGTTGGTGGTGCAGTTTTATTTAATGTTTATGGTGCTGAGTATACTGATGGTGTAACGAGAGTTAGTGCTGCTGGATCTGAATCCTTAAGTATTAAAGTAACTGAAGATACTCCAACACTTTATTACTATTGTGCTACTGATAATATTGACCATACTAATGAAGGTGGTGAAGATGGTCAGGAATCAGAAATTACCATTAATCAAAACAACCCTAAGACATTTGGTACTGGATTCCAGTTACTTGTTAATGATGTTGTTATAGAAGAAATTATTAAAGGTGAAGTTCTTGATGGATCATTCACTGTTAAAAATATTATTTCAAATGATGGTGAAATTGGTAATGCTACTATTCCTAATTTAACTTCTACTATTGCTATTGCTAGTGCATCATTAGAAACTCCATTATTAAAAGCTCCTGCTACTGTTGGTGCTGTTACTGGTACAAAATTAGGTATTCAGACTGATGCAGATAAGGACGTTGAAGTAACAACTCAATTCTTTAAAGTTGGATCTGGTGATCCATTTGTTCCTAAATTACAGATTGAGAGTGCTACTGGTAACTTAACAGTTGCTACTGGTGGTTATTTAAAATCTGATGATATTAGAGCTGGTGATAATCTTAAGATTACTGGTGATGATGCTACAATAACTTCTTTCAATGCTAAGGATATTACTCTTAAACCAGAGCAAGGAAGAATTGCAGGTGTAGATGCATTATCTGGTTTCGCAGTTCCTGCTGGTGATACAGCATCTAGACCAGGCCCTGCTATTACTAAGGATGGTGTTATTAGATTTAACACTACTTCTAATCAGTATGAAGGATATCACTCTAGTACAACATCATGGTCATCTCTAGGTGGTGTAAGAGACCTAGACGGAAACACCTACATGTTGGCAGAAGAGACAGTTGGTGCTAATGATAACACTATCTGGTTCTTTAATGATAACGTTAATACACTTAAGGTAAGTCCTTACTTCCTTGAGTTTGTAAACATGAAGAAGATACGTTCTGTGAACGTACTTGCCCCTGCATATACTGAGTGGAATGCTAACGCACCTGTTACTGCTGGTACATATGTTAAGTGGTTAAACAACTTATACGAAGTAACACAATCTGGTACTACTGCTACTACTGGTAATGAACCAATACACACATCTGGTGCTCTTGTTAATGGTACTGCTGTACTAGACTTCTGGGGATTAGGTGTTGCTCCATTAGAATTTGATGATATTGAAGAACTTAGAATTGGTCAGAATAAGACATGTCCTCTTGTTATTAGTGGAGATCTAAGATTATTTGGCAATGAAATCTCAACTGATATTAGTGACCTAGTTATTAGACCTAACTCTGGTAAGAAGGTTACTGTTGATGCTGCTACTTCATTGGTAATTCCATCTGGTAACACTGCTCAAAGAGGTGTTGCTACAAGAGGTTCTATAAGATATAACTCATCTACACTTCAATATGAAGGATTTGATGGTCTTAACTGGGGATCATTGGGTGGTGTTAAGGACGTTGACCAAGATACTTACATTGTTCCTGAATTAACTGCTGGTGGTGATGAAGATACTCTGTACTTCTATACTGCTGGTAACAATGCATTGAGATTAACTCAGTCAGCATTTGAGTTCTATTCAGTTGATACTATCGTTTCTAGTACTAGTGATGAATTTGAGATCACTGCATCTCTATTCACATTTGATGGTGCTGCAACAACTCTTGATAATACTAATGCCAATAAGACATTCTTACATAGTTCTAAACAATACTTTGATATAGGTGTATCATCTGGTGTATATACAGATGCAATTCTTAGATTAGATGATCAAGGTGATGTATATCTAAACACAGGATTTGGTACAGGAACATATAGTGGAGTTAAGGTCTTTGATAGTGATCTTAAAGAGTTTGAACTAGCAGATCTTAGAATCTTAACTGATGTTGTTACTATGGTTAAAGGTTCATCTAACTCTGGTAACTCAGTCATTTATCCAACTGCAACTGAGAAAGGTGCTAAGGTTGTTGTTGTAGCAGAGAACGTATCAAATGCACATAAAGAAATGTATGAGTTTGGTGTTATAGATGATGGAGTGAATGTTGTATACAATGAATATGGTAATCTAAGAACTGGAATTGAATTAATTGTACCAGAATTTGAGATGACATCTAACAACGAGGTTAGACTAAATATGACATTAGGAGCTAGTGTCCTAGCGACTCATACTGTTAAAGTAACAGTTGTATCAAATATTACTAAGAAATAAACAATGGCAGTAACTAAGGAACAATTAGATTCTAATGGTGGTTTTTCTATTGGACAAACTACAATATTTGATGACAAAAGAAACGCAAAGGATTTTAACACTTTACATATTGCAAATTCGCATTATACAGACAGTGATGCAACTCGGTATATTTTACGCGGATTAAATACTTCTGTACTTTCTTTAGATACTACTGCTGGTCAGATAGTAATTAAACAGAATACAGTCAATTTCATCACTGGTCATGTCCTTGGAGTTAATCCAACAGGAACTGTTTATAGTGCGAAGATGGAGACAACACTATTTTGTGATGCTGTTGGAAATACTAATGTCCTATCTACGATGACAACAGTTATTAAGGATGATATTCCTACTGGTCAGACTTGGGATATTCAACCTTTAGGATCACCAAATAGATTTAGTTATACCACAACTAGAGCAGGTACAACTGCCACAATTAAATGGGCTGCTGTGACAGAAGTTATCAGTATTGCGTGGACTTGATGCTAAATATAAAATAGGATTTTAAAGGCTTGGAGTAAGGCGACACCATGAGTTTTAACATCAATTCTGATAAGGAAAGGATTAGGGGTTCTAAACCCTCTCTTATCGGTGATACAGAAGCAACCATAAGAGTTGGTACGGGTGCTCTAGAAAGAGAGATAATACGTACAGAATTGGATACGAACACAGGATTACCTCGTGTTGGTATTAACAGAACTGGACAGAGAATAAACAATATTGACATCACCAATGGTGGTGGTGGATTTACTGTACAACCTACAGTTTCTATAGAAGCTCCTCCTGCTGGTGGAATACAAGCTCAAGCGTCTGCTTTTATATTCAATGGTCAAGTTGTTACTATCGCCGTTAACAACCCAGGCTTAGGATATTCAACTGCTCCAACAGTTACTATTGAAGGTGGTGGTGGTTCTGGTGCTACTGCTACTGCTGTTCTTGACACGGTTGATTACGAACTTGACGTTTCTGGTGCTATCAGAACATCAACTTCTATCATCTCTGATACTGCAAGAATCCTTAACCTTGATAT